GGATGCGGGCATCTCTTTCATTAGTTCGTCTCGCTCGTCTGTTGCCGTGTACGGTTCAATATCGTAGCGTTCCCCTTTCTCCTTTGTTACCGGGCGGTACAATACGGACATCGCCTTATGCATTGTTGCCCAATCGGAAATATAACTATCCAAGTCAACGAACTCACCCAACGAGATTTCATTAAGGGCAGGGATAAATCCGTACTTGGTTCCGTTTAAATCTATAAACTTTGTTAGCCCTGGCTTTTCGGATAGGGTCTTTGCCAAAGTGTTTAGGACGTTGACGGCATCCACCAAACGGACGTTGGGCAGGTCGGAGAATGGAACATTGCAGAAGATTTCTAGCATCTTCATTTGCTTGAACTCACCTTCGCCTTCAATACGAGCAAAGCGCTGGTATTGGTCTAGCGTGATTTCATCAAGCGATGTTGGTACTACTAATTTCAGTTCCATAGATAAATAACTCAACGGATAGAATACCTACCGTAGTTTGGTTTAGAAAGTTTGTTATACACGGCATAACGTGCCGCATCTAATGCGTGATTCATTACGTCTATCGGCTTATTAAGCAGGTTGCCGTTCTTATCCTCCGTCCATTTATAGTTCTGAAGTTCTTTAATTAGATTGTTGCTTCGTGCTGTTGCAAATATCTTGTGCCGCTTCAGTATATCAATACCTGCGTTAATAGAATCTTGCCCTTTGGCGGTTGGCTTTACGTTCCACCCGAATCGGTGCAGTTCCTCGATTGATTTCGGTTCGGCACTATCTGCAAAGATTTCGTCCCTGCGGTCAAGGCCAAGCGATTGCAAATGGTTGTGCAAGTCCCGGTTGGTCATACCAGTTCGGTAGAGCAACTCGTCCAAGTAAAGATTGTCCCCGTGCTGGTAGATTGCCACAATAGCGGACGGGTCATTTGTAAAACCAAAGTCAAGGCCATAGGATAATAGTTTTGCTTCTTGCGGGATTTCGGACGTTCCGAATTGAAAGATAGTAGCACGGCTCATACCACGCTCACCAAGGCCGTAGATACGCCAATAGTCCTCGTCGGTTTCTTTTAAGCGCTCGATTTCGTTCTTAATCTGCTCGTCAAGAAACGGGTTATCCCGGTAGGTGGTTTGGTAAAAGTCGCAGTCATCACGTGGTATTACCCGGTCGTAAATCCAATGGAAAGATTCGGAAGGGTTATAGTCAAGGATAATACGCCCATCGGTACGAAATATAAGCTGCTGCCAATCTTCATAAAACAATTCGTTTGCCTCGTTAATGTAAAGCAGGTTTCGTTTACGTCCCCGAATCTTTTGCGGCTGGTCAAGCGAAATAAACTCAACAAGGTTTCCGTTCAGGTGGTATTCGTTGCTTGACTTGTTATGGTAGTCCTCGTTGTACAATTCGTAGTTACGCAGGATGTCGAGAAAGTCCCGCATAACCGAAGCCCGAAGCGATGGGAACGACTTACGGCAAATGGTGATGGTCCTGCCTGTATTTCGGTAGGTATACTCAAAGATAATCCAGAGCAGGATATTGTAAGTTTTCCCACTCCGTGTACCGCCTTGCTCAACGACAATCTTCTTGTCGCTATGCTTCAGGTGGTTAAATACCTTATTCGTTCGTATCTTCTCCAAGTACCTCTATTTGGAATAACTTACCGCCTACGGCATCAATTTCCTGACGCTCAACGTAGCCACGCTTCTTGCCCTTTGTTTTGAGAAAGAAAATGGTTGCGGTGGAGTTACCCTCTTTGATTTGTTTGTGTAGTTGGCTTTCTGCAAAGTCAATAGCAACGTCTGCGATTGAATCGACTGCTGCTTTGTATTCTGGGTCTTCACGCATCCAACGGTAGTGCGTTTCCCTTGCGATGTCTACCGACTTACAAGCAGAAGTTACAACGCCTAACGACTTCTCTAACGCATCGAGCATTGCCTTTTTATTGATGTCCTTATTTGTCATACGGCTTACCGTTTATTTTAATTTCAAGTGACGGGTCGAGCTTGTGCATTCGGTCTATTATGACTTGGCAATACTTCGGGTCAAGTTCCATACCATAGCATTTGCGGTTGAGTTGGTGTGCTGCTACCATTGTTGAACCTGAACCAAGGAAAGCATCGCAGACGAGTTCTCCCTCTCTGGAACTGTTTTCAATCAACGGGGCCAGGAGCAGGATTGGCTTCATTGTTGGGTGAACATCGCTCCTGCTTGGCTTATCGCAGTGGATTATTGTTGACTTTGTTTTATCGCTCAACATATTATTGAGCATTGTTTTCATTTCCTGTTTAGTCAACTTGTTTACGTCTACCTTGTCCTCAATTACGGTAGCGTGGTTTCTTTCGTTTGTGAAGTAGTGTGCTGCTCCGTCCTTCCATCCGTATAAGCAAAGCTCGTGCTTCCATTGATAGTCCTGGCGACCGAGAACTATTGTATTTTTAACCCATACGAGATATTGTTTCAATAGAAGGCCAGAATCACGCATTGCGTTTGAAAAGTTAGCAGTCTCGGTTGAAGCGTGCCAGACGTACCAAGCCCCTCCCGCTTTGGTGTATGAACCAAGCGCAACGTAAAAGTCGTATAGGAATTTGTAAAAGTCTGAATCGCCCATATTGTCGTTCTGGATTGTCAGGGCGTCTTTTGTCTTACCCACATAAGCAATATTGTATGGCGGGTCAGTCATTACAAGGTCGCACAACTTGCCATCCATTAATTTCTCCCAAGTGTCAACTTCGGTACTGCTGCCGCATAGCAACTTGTGTTCCCCTATTTCGATAAGGTCACCCAGTACGATGCTGGTTGTAATTGTTTCTGGTATTTCGTATTCGTCCTCTGTTGCTTCGAGTACCTTCGGCTCCTCGAGGTCAACTGGCAGGTCGAGTCCCCACTCCTGCAATAACTCCTCATCCCATTCGTTCGCTAATAAGTCCCAGTCCCATTCACCGAACCCTACATTGTCTTTGATGATGAACTCCGCTTGTTGCTCCTCCGTTAGGTTATCGGCAATAACAATCGGCACTTCTTTAAGGCCAGCGGCTTTGCACGCCTTTAGGCGCATATTGCCACCCAAGACTACCATATTTGCGTCTACAACAATAGGACGCAGCTCAAGCATCTGAGGGAACTCCTGAATGGACTTTACAAGCTTCTTAAACTTATCGTCTTTAATAATCCGTGGGTTGCTCGGATTTGGCAATACGGTTTCAATGTTTACTTTTTTCATTTCAGCTGTTGCATTTTTTGCAACCGTTCAAAACGGATGTCGTTGAAGTCGTGAATGTTGAAGTTGGTGGTCATCTCTTCGTGAAGTGTTAAAGCGATGTCACCGGCTTTGTTTGGGTTCTGATGTAGGTACTTGATAGCACTTGCCCAGTCTCCTTTATGCTTTACTGCAATGCAATTATTTTTATTCAGGTGTTGCGAGTACGGTGCTACATCACTTACAATTAACGCACAACCGGCAAACCCTGCTTCTACCATTTTAAGATTTGACTTGCATCTGTTGAACTCACTTGGGATTAATGGTGATAGGGCAACGTCAAATGCCTGGTATAGTTTTCCGTATTCGTTGGGTGATTGTGTTTCTAATGCGAATCTTGCTTTAGCTGCTTGTGGGTATCCACCAATGTCCGCAACATAGGATTCGTAAGGTGAAAGGTCAATCTTGTTTTGTACAAGGTCTGGAAGGTGTGATATGCCGGCCACGTAACCAAATCGTACCTCGTCTGCTTCTTGGCGGGTAATCTGCCATTGCGGGTCTGATGGGTCTAATCCGTTTGGGATGATGTGTACGTTACGGTTTACCTTCTTGATTTTATCGGCTAAATACTTTTGGGTAGTCCAGACCTCATCTGCAAAGTACATTGAGTTTACAATACGTCCTGAGAGGTTTGCTTTATCGTATGTTGCTTTTGATGGGTGGTCTAATGCTAGGTGCCACCAATCGTCATTGTCGATGATTACTTTTTTGCCTGTTGCTTTACAAATCGCAAAGAAGTTGGCAAAGGATTCCCCGGTGAACGGAAGCGCACGAGAAAAGATAACGTGCGTGACTCCTTCCCAATCGGCTTCGGGGATGGGTTGCTTGTAGTTGATTATCTGAAAGTCCAAAAGCCCTTTCTCCTTTAACAGAGTGAAGGGCTTATAGATGCGGTGGTACACTACCCCGGAGTCCGGGTCGCCTATGCAGAGTATCTTCATTTTTGAAATATAAAAGCATCATCAATTACGGTGAACCCGTTTAGCATCTCGTTTACGGCTTGGATAACACCTGGCCAGTTCTCGTGGTAATCGTCTCCTGCTAAATATCCACCCTTCTTAACCTTTGGCAGCCATAGGGCAATATCTTCCTTTACTGATTCGTAAGAGTGGTTAAGGTCTATAAACACCACGTCTAATGATTCGT